TATCTAGCAAGTTGCGAACAGCATCATTATTCTTCATGTGTTCATCAATGATGGTTATTTGATTTTCCGTATGTGGTTTTATAAATACTATGTTGCGGTGTTCTAAAGAAACCAGGGCAAAGATATCTATGAGGCCTTTCTTATATTCTCTGTCTTTAGTATGCGATCCTCTGCGAAGATCAAACCGCCAATTCTTTTTGTGGATTTCTTGTTTGGATTTGCTTTTGACTTGTACTCTATAAAAAGTATCTTCGTATTCAAATATAAGATCAGCTAAACCAGCGTTGGGTGTGAGTAGTACATTGTCTGAAATAAGCGAGAGGATAGAAGCTGTTAGGTATTCACCCGATAGACCAATTCTATGGGTTGGATGTGACATGGGTTATTCTAAAAGATCGGATCTCTCTATAATTTTTCTAAGATTTTTTGATAATCTATTATATTTAATTTTTGCAAATCTTGCAGGATCTTCTGCTTCAGCAAATGGTTTTGTTTCTTTTCTAATTTCTTCTAGGGCTTTCCTCATTACCAATTCTTTTGTTGGATTATTGAGGTTTTGATATGTTGGAGATATTACTATTCTTGTTATTACATTTTCAACAACTGGCCCCATATATTTAGACATTAATTGATCTGCTGCCTGATCTCCTGTGTATGGAAGTATGTCCCTTCTTTTGAAACCAAGCCTATCAAGCTCTTTCTCTGCTGGATTCTTTGCTTCTCTTACAGTAATACCAGTTAATTGTCTTGCAAGAGGGCCAGGAACTTGTATATCAGTAAATGGAACTCTAACCTCGCTTGGTCTACCTGGAGCTGCTTCTCTAGTTGGTGATTCAAGAACAGGGAATCTTTCTCTATAAATTGGTATGCTTGTTCCAAGTTGTTGACCTATATCTGTTATAACATTTCCAGTTGGCATTGCTGTTCTAAATTCTTGATCTTGGTCTATAAAGTCATTAAACATTCTAAATGTAGTTAAATATCCGCCCAATATATCTGAGGCATATCTGCTCAATTTTTTTGTTATTGTTTCTTCTTTATTTACTCCACTTAAATCATCTATCAAATCATCAACCAAAGACAATCCAGCTCCTGCTCTAAATTGTGCGCCAGTTAAGCCTTGTAAAATATCCCTTGAATCTGGCGGTATTCTTCCTTCCTCTGCCCTAACAATTAAATCGGCAACCAATAAATATGGAGTTAATGGAAAATATGGTCTAGCGTCTATTGTCGTTCCATCTGTTCCTTTTAATTCATACCACTTCTCTCCACCAAAACCTTTTCGTTTTGCTTCTATTGCCCCTAATAAAATTGCAGATCCAAGCATTGATTGGCTTAAAGTTTTAAAATCTCCTTTTGCTATTTTTGCTCTTTCTTTAGGTGATAATAAAGATAAGAAACCAAGAGGGCTGTGTTTAAATTGAAAATCTATAGCGTTAGCCATAAACCTGGGGAAAGGTAAAACTCCTGTGGCTACAAATGGCATTTTATTTACTGTATCTACAAAACCTTTTAATAGTGCATTGTCTGGTGTTTTTGCATAAGTAAACTGTAAAGCGTCATCAACTGCTTTTGTTACATCTGCCTCTGTAATTTTGGATATATCATTTGCCTTAATAACGTCGTCAAGATTTATACCTTTTTTTCTTAAAGTATCATCTAAAGATGCGGCAAACATACCTCTTCTATAAAAATATTCTTGCATCCTGTTTAAAGTATTTAAACCATCAACAACTTTTTGCGCTCTTGTAAAAGGTTTACTGTCAGTTGCTTTTGCAACATCAGATGCATAATTTGTAAATAATCTATTTTTTTCATTTACAAAATAATCAGTAACAAAGTCAGTAATATCTTTAGATTTTTTTACATCAGTTGTTAGATTTGCTAACAATCTAAATGATTGGGTGTGATCTACTGGTATAGTTTCTTCCCCAAATAATCTTCTTATTGGGTTAAATGTTTTATTAAGAGCGTTATCAATAACATCTGTCAATGTGTGCATACCAACTCTGCCAATCTGTGCTGTAAAGTTGCGAGCAGAAGTTGCTATTTGGCTAACCAATAAACCTCTTCTTATATTATCTAAGGCATAAATATTTTCTTTTTTTAGCCCTAATTTTCTTAATGCTGTTGATGCCCAATTTTCATTTGGCACATTATTTGACAATTCGTCTGCAATATTTTGTATTCTTCTTTTTGCAATACTTAATTGATTCAATCTTCTAGCAGAATCCGATGTTGCTATTTTAAATAATTGCAACAATTCAAAAGGATCTTTAATATTGTTTCTTTTCAATACCTCATCAAATTTGCCTTTTAGTAAGTTGCTTTTTTCTGCTAATTCTAAAGCATCAAATAATTGATCTGATATTTGTATTGATGGGTTTCTTGGTATTCCCATTTCATTTAATATTTCAACACCAGTATCAATAATATTTTGATTTAATCCTAAATTAATATCAGCTTGCACATCTGGGGATACATCAGCCAAATCTTTTCTAGCTTGTTCTGCAAGATCTCTTGAATACCCAACAGTTTCTGGTTCTTTTCCAGTATAGGCATCCGCCCAATCATAAATACTTTCAATCTGATCTTGTTCTTCGGTAATTTCTTTTTGTGTTTGCTTTATAAATGTATCTTGTTGAGCTGCTCTTTCTGCTTTGGCTGCGACATTAGTAGCATAACCACCCAACGATCCACCTAAACCAGCCCCAATAGTTCCACCAAAAGCTGCTGCTTTGGCATTTTGTAGAGGATCAAATTTTTCCTGCTGTCCAGCAGTTATTCTAGTTGATTGTCTTAAGGCATCATCTACTGCTGTATATGCAGCTCCTTCTAAAGCTCCAATCTTAGCTCCTTGTTTTATTCCAGCTTTAGTGGCTTCTTTTACTCCTGCCTTAATTCCTTGTTTAACAGCTTGCGCTCCAGCAGTGCCTGCGCCAAAAGTACCTATACCAATATAAGTTGTTGGATCTGATGCTAACCCTGCAACAGCTCTACCAAAACCAGCAAGACTAGATTGTTTTTGGTCATACATATCCATCAAATTAACAAAAGCATTTTTTTGATCATCTGTTGCTTGCGTTAATTGCGTTGCTTCAAGACTCATTTTGGGAAGATTGTAATTAAACCAACCCATATATCTAAGACCATAATTAGCATATTGTTCATCTGAATCTAATTTTGGAGCATCCATGCCCTCATTTAATTCATATATTTTTTTAGATGATTGAATCCATTGTGGATCTTTTTTAAGCTCTGATTCTGTAAGCTTTAATTCTTCAGTTTCTTTGGGAGCTGCACCAGATATCTCTGCAATTCTTTGTTGTTCCTTTATAGATTCTGCTATCTGTTTTTCAGACATGCCAAATGGTGTAATACCCATTGATATTGCTTGATCTTCTTCGCTTGGTACATAGTTAATTGAAGAATAAAATTCTTCTATAGGAATATCTGAATAATATTTTTGATATATAGAATTTACTAATTCTTGATCTGATATATCAGAATATTGTGGAAATTTTTTTCTGATATTTTGAAGGCTCACTTTACTATGTTTTTCTTATGCCAATTGGATCGTCTAAACTTTCTCCGCTTCCTAAAATATTTAATATAGCTTCTAAACCGCTTGGATCTTTTTTAAGCAATCTTTCATATACAGCATACAAACCAGGTTGCTCATCTTTAAATTTTTTTTCATCTCCACCATAACCTCTAAGGGCTTGCAATGCTTCAAGCTCTTGTCTGTTTATTAATTCTTGTGCGCTAACAGGTTTAGGCTGTTCAGCCTTATATCTTTCTAACAAAAGATCATCTAATTTAGATGGCCCTAATGCAGTTGCTAAATCTTTGAAAGATCCATCTGGTAATTTAGCCAAAAATTCTTCGTATTTTTTCTTCTGAGCTTCTTGCTTCTTCTTGCCCTCTTGCATTTGTTGTAATGCTAAAGTGTTTTGCACAAAGTCTTTATCGCCTTGTAATGCTCCACCAAGTGCGTATAGCATTAAAGATAATTTTTGGTTTTTAGAGTCTTTTATATCTTGAACACCAGTTGCTAATTGTTGTGCATTGATTTGTGGGTTGGATGAAACCAAGCTCATTGGGTTTGATAGATCTAGTGTGCTAGTAGATCCAGGTAAACTTGCTAATAAATTTTGCATTGAAAATGGTGATGCCATTTATAAATCTCCTATCTTAAAAATCCGCCAGGTAATAATCCAATTCCTGCAAGCTGTAATCCAGCTCCTAATATATTTCCTAAACCAGTTCTTTGTTGTCCTGTAGTGGTTTGAGTTGTCAAAGGTGTACCCAAGCCAGCTTGCAATAAACCAAGCTGTTGAGGCCCATAAGCCAATGCTCTTTGGAACTCTTGGTATGGGAACTGTAGAGCAGCTTGTTGTAATTGTTGTTGTTGCGCACCAATCTGACCAAGCAAACCAAGTCTTTGCATTTGCTCACCACCCAGCGCACCCAATAAGCCAGCTTGTTGCGCTCTTGCTTGCAACTCAAACTGCGGTGCGAATTGTGCCATTTGCATTTGTCTTGCAATATCGGATTCAGCAGCTCTTTGTGCTTGCTCAAATCCTGCCTGTCTTAGACCAGCAACTGTTCTAGCTGCTTGTTCTGCGTATGGTCTTGCAGCCTCTGCTTCTAGCAATGCAGATCTTGAGCCACCAAAAGCTCCCGCTCTGATTGCTCTTTCTTGTGCTTGTTGTTGGGCTATATCTGCTTGTCTTTGAATATCACCTAATGCAACATCAATAACTTGTTGTTGATAGGGTGATTGATAAGCTGCGATATCAGCTTGCAATAAAGATGGTACTTGACCAACTGTGGGTGTGGGTGCTTGTGCTAGTTGTTGAATACCAGTTAAAGGATCGTATTGCATCCCTGTTTCAAACAAGCCACGAGTAGCTTCAAATTGTCTAAGTTGATCTGGAGTAAAACCAGCAACCATTGGCCCTGTATATGGTACAAATGGTTGACCAGCTAAACCTTTAGCAGCCGAATATAATTCTTGCTGTTGTCTTTGCTGATATTCAGGTATTGTTACTGCTGTTGTTTGTGTGCTTTTACCTTTGCTCATAATTCTTTTCTAACCATGTATTCTTCTTCAAATCCAAGGTGCTTGATCTTTCTAAGCCACCCTTTCCTGCCACCCCCGTATAAGCGCTTGCATCCTAATTTCTTTGCAAACAACTCTATAGATGGCAACATTTCTTCTAACTCTGTGTAATCACCGCCACAAAAAAGCAAGTTTAATGCTCGTGCTTGTGGAAATGTTACCAGTTCAGTTATAAGAGCTGATCTTTTACCAGCCCAAATATGAAACATTCCATGTTTTATTTTATCTTTTATATCATCTATTGTATAGAAATCTTGATATTCTAAAGACTTTTCAATCCAATGTTGGCAACGCTCAAACTCTATTTCCCAAAGTTCTCTATCATCTTTAGGCTTTAGTTCTACTACTTTATTAGTCGCCTTTTCCATACTCTACGATACTCATAAACAAATCTACTTTATCTGCATGAGAAGCAGTTACTTTAATTATTTCACCCTGAGTTAGTATTAAACTCCTGCTTAATAATTCTTTATGTTCGTAAGCCTTAACCACTTCTTCTTTAAATAAACTGTATTCAGTACCATCGTGAGTAACTGTAATGTCTAGCGTGGTTTGTTGGTTGCCACGCTCACTAGCAATTAATGATTCTACAACTACAAAGTCAAAATCACCGCCAGATGGTGCTGTATAAAATGTGTATTGACTGGTTATTGCTAGTCTTAAATGTACATTATCAGCACGCTGAATAAACTGTCTTTGTGAGGATAAATCCATTAGCGTTTACCTCTAGCCTTGGTATCTATTCTTATATTACCAACTTGAAAGTCTTGGCTGGTTGAGCCTGTCACTTTCATTTGTATTTGTCTAGCTGTAAATCTTGCATCGGTATAGCCATCACTTTCAAAAGTAAAGTCGCCAAAGTCTGTTTCTGCACCTAGTGGTGTAAATTTACCTTTGAAACTAATGGTTACTCCTGGCAGAGTATTTGCTTCTTCGTCTGGAATGATTTGATTGACTTGGACTAATCTATCACCGCTACCTATTTCTATTGGGCCTGATTGACAGAATGGTACAGAGCCATTGATGTTAGGTGATGCTGAGAGTGTGCCTGATTCGTGTTGGTAAACAAAACCACTAGAATCACCAGCGATAGGATAATTAAATGTGCCTTGGTCAATCCAACATCCTCTATCTAATGAGCCGATAGACCAAACATTTTGTGCATAGTTCCAAATCACATATTTATTCGGTGTGTATTGAGATGTGCCTGATGGAAAGCCCCACCATATCTCGTTAAAGTTGGAGTTGTGTCCACCCCAACAAGTTTTCTTGCCTGGTATGTTTAGATTATCAAATACATAATCGTGTACTTCGCATGGTATTTCTCTGACAGAGCCATCAAATACATAGAAAGCGTTTTCACCCATCCATGCTAAGAAGTTACCAGTAGATACTACAGATCTTCTACTTACGGATTTACAGTTTTGTCCAGCCTGTGCAATACCATATACAAATGGTGAGCCAGCGTAATACATTCTATTGATTCCGTTTTCTGTAAAGATCATTACATCGGATTGATGTTTGATAGCGTATAAAGCTCTACCGCCTACAGGCACTTGTAAATCACCAGCAGTATTATTAGCTTTAGATGTCCAGTTAGTTCTATCTTCTCGGTTTGACCAAGCTACTAACCTTGGATCTCCGCCTGATCCTATGGCAACCAAATGTCTTTCATTGGTTACTACAACTGACTGGTTTCCTGTGGGTGCATTGGTTACTGCGGTTGCAATGGTGTCTGGTGTGCCACCTGCGGTATCGACCATTTATAGATCTTACCATCGCCTGAAAAACAAAAGATTAAATCCTCGCCCCAGTTGTCAAAGGAGAAATGACCTGAGTCAAAGGGTAGTCCAGATTGGCTTCTAGCATCTCCGTAATCTTCTGATCCGTAAGTATATGCACCAAATCCTAGTGGATCGTTGTCTGCATCACTAACAAAACCAGTGGGAGTGATATCTGTCCAAGTGCCATCGTAAAGCACATAGACTTTTTCTCTAGTACCAACTGCTAATACCTGACCGCCATTATTATCGTTATAGGCGTACATCCCAATGGGTGCGCCATCTAATGCGGTTGGCTTTAATCTTTCCCAGCCACCTATAGGTTTTAGGTAGCCATTTTCAAAACGAACTAAATCCCCGTCAACCCAACGGCCTTTGTTGGCATAATCAGTTCCGTTCTTGACTATGCCTGCGGGTGGGGTGATTGGGAATAGTGCCATTCACTAAGCTACAAGTTGCTTGGTAACTGAAGTTGGATTCTTTTGGTCTGCGATATTAGCATCCAATCCATCTTTCAGATTTTGTACTTCTTCAGCACCCATAGCTCCTTCAACCCAACCTTGCACTTGTGAGCTTGTCACGCTGTCAAAGTCTGTGAAGTTAGATAGGTCAGAAGTATCAAGGACTTGAGTACCATAAACTGAAGCAAAATAAGGATTACCTTCTGCATCGACTTCAGTATCGGTAGCGTTCAAACGCCAGTGTACTAGATAAATTACATTATTATGTCCGCCTTCTGAGGGGTAGACATCAACCGTTTTTACATCCCATTGATAA